ACGATGCCAATAACCTGGCGGATAGCGTCAACGAACTGAGCGCTAAGTTCCAGACCATGTCTCATACCGAACTGGCAGCAACCATTGGCAAATTGAGCCAGAATTTGCCAGAGCTAAGCGATGCGGTAGCCGACGCACAGAAAGAATTTAACGACGCTGAATATGCGGTAAAAAACTATAACCGCGAAATAGGGCGATATGGCAACACCACAAGAGGGAGAGAGGCAGCAGAAGCATTGTCTGGTGCTCAAAATAGACTTGCAATAGCTACTTTCGAACTTGAAAAAGCGCAAAACAGATTAAGCCAGACCCAGAACGCCATTAATATTGGACAGGCAACACTCAATGGCACCATGCGACAAGGCCTACCGCTTCTCCAGAGAGAAGGCGAGGAAGCAGGTATCACTGCCGGTATGATGGGCAAGCTTGGCGATATGATCAATTTCGCCGCCAAAGCGAAGGAGAAATTCAACTCCAGCAGTTTGATGGTAGAGCGTCCGAAAGACGTTCAGGACTACCTTGATAAACTGCAAGATCAGGTGACACTCCAGAGCGAGCTTAACGATCGTAAGCGTGCGCAGTTGAAGGCTGAGCAGGACATCAGAAAACTTGGTGGAACTGAAGCTGATGTCAGACTGGCGAGGGAAAGGGCTGCTGCTGAATACGACGCCCAGCAAGCTCAGCAGAAAGGCAAAAAGGAAACTAAAGACGCCACGTCTGAAGCGTCAAAAGCTGCCACAGCAATGCAGTCAAATGCGCAGAAAATTGCAGACTACAAACAAAGAGCAGGTCTTGCTGCAACCACCACGCAAGAGCTATCTCGTGAACAAGCCATCTTGAGGGCTGAGCAGTCTTTAAATAGTAGCGCTACGAAAGAACAAGTAGCTGAAATAAGAAAATATGCAGCGGCTGAATGGGATGCAGCCAATGCGGTTAAGATGCGCCAACAGGCTGAACAGGCCAAGCGTTTCACAGATCAGGAGATCGCTACTAACAAAACCACGCCAGACGCTGTAACAGGCGCGGTGCAAGACCCTGTAGCCCAGATAAACCTTCAGGAGCAGCAGAAACTGGCGGCGTTGGCTCAGTATCAACAAATGGGCGTCTTAAGTGTTCAGCAATATGAGGATGCAAAAACAGCCATCCAGGAGCAGGCCTCGAATGCCAGGAAGAAAATTGCACAGGAAGAAGCTGACAGCCAGATAGCATCTACCATTTCTATACTGAACGCAGCATCATCTGGCTTCGATAGCTTGGCCGGAATAATCAGCAATACTGCTGGGAAGGCTAATAGTGCTTATGTCGCAATGTTTGCTGCTGCCAAATCATTTGCGATTGCTGCCGCAACACTGGATTTTAACGGTGCTTTGCTCAAGGCGCTGAATGCTCCTGATTCATTAACTACTGCACAGCGTTTTGCTAACTATGCAGCCGTTGCCTCTGCTGGAGCATCTGTTCTTTCAAATATTGCTAGCGTCAGCATGAGCGGCGGTCGTCGCTACGGCGGCACGGTATCTGCTGGCAACGCCTATCGAGTCAACGAGGATGGTCGTTCTGAAATCTTCCAGACTGCTGGTGGTCAGCAGATATTCATGCCGAACCAGTCAGGGAAGGTGATATCGGCTGATAATGCGGGTGGTAGCTCCTTCAATCCGGTTATGAATCTGACGATAAACACCACAGGCGGAATTGGTGATGATGATATCGCAAGGCTGCGGAAGGCATGGAGCAACGACATGCTGAAGATGATGGTGGACCAAAGTACGAGACCGGGCGGGCTATTGCAGGGGAGGCGTAAGTAATGCCAGAAACATTCACATGGACACCGCAGAAAGCCTACTCCGTTGAGCGAACGCCGAACGTAGCCGTCGTTAAACTCGGTGACGGTTACGAACAGCGACAGGTGAAGGGTATCAACCCGTTAATGGATAAATACTCGCTCACCTTTCGCGGCGTCAGCGGAGCGTGCCGTAGCAACCCCGCGAAGGATGCTGAGGCATTTCTCAAGGCTCGAATGGCGGTAGAAGCGTTCTACTGGACGCCATCCGATACGGGGGTACAGAAGCTTTTTGTCTGCCGCTCCTGGAATATGACAAAGACCGGGCCGCTGTTTGAACTGACGGCCACGTTTGAACAGGTGCCACGATAAGGTTATTATTATGAAGTTTACCGAACTACCTGATCATGTAATTGAAGCAGCAGCAAAAACGCTTTCTCGCGAACTTGAAGGGGTATCGACGTGGGAAGATGATAAACGAACGGAAAAGGCCAAAGCTGTTGCCGAATCCGTTCGTGAGAGCTTTATCAGGCTTTGCGATGGGTATTAACTGCTTTCTTTGTCCTCATCTTTAAAATGCTGCACTGCCCGGTCATACATTGATAGAAGACTAGAAATATTTCCGCTGGAGTAAACGGGTACTCTTTGGGCTCTAATCATTTCAATCAATAATGCATACGCTGATTCTTCTGGTGAGTCTTTTGGGTTTATCAGGCCAGACATAAAACCTCCTTTTGTGTTGAAGCTTCAGCCTAACCCCTCTTTATTTTGTTTCACATCCTGACAAAAGATCAGTAGCCGCCGTCGAGCGGCTTTTTTTATGGGAGTTTGCCGTGCGCGACATACCAGCAAATTTGATTATCGACAGCGTAGACGCCGGAGTAGGCGCATTCATCGATTTGTTCGAAGCTGACCTGCAACCCTTTGGTGGCGACCTTATCAGGTTCCATTCAGGCACAAATGGCTATTACGGTAACGTTATCTGGAAGGGTAATCAGTACCAGGCGTACCCGATAGCTGTGGAAGGATTCGAGTCAAAGAACGAAGGCACATATGCCCGCCCGTCAATGGCGGTGGCGAACGTTACCGGCTTACTGACGGGTATAAACCATGATTTTGATGACATACTGGGAGTAGTTATCACCCGGCGACAGGTTCCTGTGAAATACCTGGACGCGGTGAATTTTCCGAACGGCAACCCTGATGCAGATCCGACGCAGGAAGCAGTTTCCCGCTACGTCGTTGAAGAGATGACGGAAGAGACGTTCGAGCAGGTGACCTACACGCTGGCGACACCGATTGACTGCGACAACGCCATTATTCCGGCTCGTACCATTCTTGCCGATGTGTGCCAGTGGCAGTATCGCGGCGTCGGGTGTGGATATGACGGGCCGCCTGTTGCAGATGAGCGCGACAATCCAACCACGGATCCGGCGAAAGACAAGTGCTCTCACCGTCGTAGCGGCTGCCGCTTCCGTTATCCGCGACCGGAACCAATGCCAATCAGCAGCTTCCCCGGCTCTCAGAAGGTTTCCTGATGCAAGAATTACTCGATTATGCGGCATCGTCGCAGGATGAAGTGTGCGGCTTAATTCTTGATGGCGATCGGCTGTTCCGCTGTCGGAACGCGCACCCCGAACCGGGTAAGCATTTCCGCATCAGTGATGATGACTGGCTGGCAGCCGAGGAAGCAGGAGAGGTGACGGCGGTCTTTCACTCGCACCCGAAAAACGTACCGTTCCTGTCTGGCGGCGACCGCAAAGCGCAGGTTACCAGTGGTCTTCCGTGGTGGCTGGCGTGCGATGGCAGAATTCTGAAATTCAGGCCCGTTCCATTCCTGCTGGGGCGCAGGTTCGAACATGGCGTCATGGACTGCTACACCCTTTTCAGGGACGCATATCACCTGTGCGGCATTGACCTGCCTGATTTTGAGCGCACTAACGGATGGTGGTTGCGCGGTGAAAATCTCTATCTGAACAACATGCCGCTCAATGGTTTCCGCCAGGTATCGCCTGGCGAAGCGCAACCTGGTGACGTCATCATTCAGGCAACCATTCCCCGGTGCTGACCCTTGCCACGCAATGATTCTCCTCGAAGACAACATGGTACTTCATCACGACCACACCGGACACCTGAGCCGGAGAGAACCAATGCGCCAGGCATACGTTAAGCAGATGCATTCCATATGGAGACATGAACAGTGCTCATCTTTAAATTTGCTGGCAATTTACGCCGATTTTACCGCCAAATCTCTCTGAACGTAGACACGCCAGCTCAGGGGCTGCGCCTGCTTCTTGCCCAGAATCACGAATTCAAAAAAGCATTCCTCAATACAAAACTTCGGCTCCGAATAGCGGGAGAGGATGTTGAGGCATCGGCTATGCAATGGCATCTGGATCGCCACCTGAAAGATGGGTCTGTAGTCCTGTTTGTACCGGTAGTTGAAGGTGCTCTCACTGCCGCTGCTGCGGCATGGATTGCAGTTGCCGTCAGCGTGGCTTCAATTGCGTACTCGGTCTACATGTCCCGCAACATGAAAACTAAAACGTCAGCGGAAGCGGCTGAGACAAACACGCTAACGAATAACTCATTTACCAGTGCGGAAAACCGTGTCGGGCAAGGGCGCCCGGTGCCAATCCTCCTTGGGGAAATGGAAGTCGGCTCGAACGTCATTTCTCTCGGTATTGACACCGCGAATAATGTCGATTGGGATGCTTCGATAGGGTGATTGGTGGTAAAATAAGCAAGCCGGGAATGATGGTGGAACATCATCCCGGCTCTAACCAAATAACCTGATTCGGAGGTCATCATGGCTGAGCTCAGTCTACATGATTTATTTACCTATGACGAAACGTCACCCACCTGCCTGATTTGGAAGATATCTCCATCACGGCGCACAAAATGTGGTCACCAAGCTGGCACAATTAACAAGGTATCCGGTAAATATCCGCGAAACTATTACCGAGCAAGAGTGAATGGCGGGTATCAAAGCGTGCATCGCATAGTTTGGTTCCTGCATCATGGGGAAGTTCCCGAAGGACTGGCAATCGATCATGTTGATGGAAATACATTAAACAACAAGATCACGAATCTCCGATTGGTAACACCATCCAAAAATGCCAGAAATTGCCGAAGACAAAAAAATAATATTTCTGGTCAGACTGGAGTAAGGCTGGCTTTGGGTAAAGGGAAATTTCCCTACTATGAGGCCTATGTTCACATTGATGGCAAGCAGGTCCGTCGCCAATTTTCTCCAAAAGGTGGAACACTTGAAGAGGCTAGGTCCAGAGCGGTTGAATGGCGTAAAGAGCAGATAAACCTACTTAACGAACATGGTGCCGGATACACCGAGCGCCACGGAAAATAAAAAATGAGCCATCTTCGGATGGCTTTTTTTATGGAGTAAACTCATGTCTTCAGGCGGCGGTAAAGCATCGACCCCGAAACTCCTCGACGATAACCTCAAATCAAAACAATTTTACAGGGTACTCGATCTTATTTCGGAAGGTCCAATATACGGGCCGGTAGACCAGGAACACCTTTCTTCATTCAAACTGAACAAAACGTCTGTTACCGATGCAAACGGAAACGTCAGTGTGAATGGCGTCAGTGTGGCATGGCGGCCTGGCTCAGAGAGTCAGTTACCGATTAACGGTTTCTCTGCAATCGAAGCAACAACCATCGTTAATACGGAAGTCACCTACGATACACCTCTGGTACGCACCATTACGGATCAGGATGTAACCCGCGTTCGTTTCAACGTTGGCGTTACCGGACTGGTAGAGCAGGACACCAAGGGGAACCAGAAAAACACTTCAGTCACTTTGGTTCTGGAGACCAGAACTGGAACGGGCGGGTTTGCAATAGTAAAGACCGTCACCATTACAGGCAAAATCTCAGGTGAATATCTTGAAGCACACCTGATTGACGCACCGGAAACTAAACCGTTCGATATCCGTGTGCGTCGAATTACACCGGACAGCACCAGTGATTTACTGTCAAACGGCACCATCTGGAACAGCTACAGCGAGATCACCGACGATAACCTGAACTATCCGTTCTCCGCTATTGCGGGTGCGGTTATTGACCGTGACCAGTACACCGATACCCCTAGTCGCACATACCATCTTCGCGGCCTGATTGTGGACGTTCCTGACAACTACGATCCGATTGCCAGAACTTACTCGGGGTTGTGGACTGGCGGATTCAAAAAAGCGTGGACTAACAACCCGGCGTGGCTGTTCCGTGAACTGGCGAAGAATACGCGTTTTGGCCTGGCGAAACGTGCCGGTTATATCGATGTAGATGACGGTGCGTTGTACGTCCTCTCACAGTATTGCGATCAGCTTGTTAATGATGGCTACGGCGGGCAGGAACCAAGGATGACGCTGAATGCCTATATTACCGAGCAGGCAAGTGCGCGTGACATTCTCGACAAGATAGCGAGCATGTTTCGGGGTATAGCGCTGTGGGACGGGATGCGACTGTCTGTCATGCTTGACGCGCCGCAGGATCCGATTGCGACAATCACGAATGCTAACGTGGTTGATGGCGAGTTCAAGCGTAGCTCCGTGAAACGTTCAGAGAAATACAATGCCGTTGTTGTGTCCTGGACTGACCCGGATAACGGCTGGGAGCAGGTAAAAGAGTATGTTTCCGACGATGAGATGATCGCCCGCGGAAACTACAACGAAACCACTCTGGAGGCGTTTGGCTGTACCTCACGCGGTCAGGCATGGCGAGCAGGGAAATGGCTGCTGGAAACAGCAAAGCGTGAAAGCAGCAGACTGTCTTTCCAGATGGCGCGCGATGCCATCCACTTCACGCCGGGTGACATTGTTGAAATCATGGACAACAACTATGCTGGTGCGCGTCTTGGTGGCCGCATTATGTCGCATGCGGGTAACAAAATTACCGTTGATGCGGTTGATTCGTCTCTGATATCGGAAGGCGACACCATGTCGATCATGGGCAGTGACGGCAAATTCGTTAAGTATGAGATTGGCAGCATTGCTGACAATATAGTGACGTTGAAAACGACTCCAGCATGGGTTCGTGACGGTACTGTGTTTGCCATCTCTACCAGCAGCGTTTCTACCAGGCTATTCCGCATCCTGAGTGTTGCAGAGACGGATAACAATTCTGTCTACAGCATCACCGCATCACAACATGATCCGAACAAACAGGCCATTGTGGATGAAGGCGCAGTGTTTGAAGTTCCCAACGATACGCTGAACGGTTACCGCGTACCGAACGTGGAGAACCTGCGCATCATCAACACAAACTCTGAGACTGTCCAGGTCACTGCTACATGGGAGACAGCAACTACCACCAAAAAGCTGGTGTTTGAGTTATACGTGTACGCCGATGACGGAAAAGTGGTTGCCCAGTACGAGACAGATCAGTTCCGCTATGAGTTCTTTGGTCTGAACGCCGGTGGATACACACTTGGCGTTCGCGGTCGCAATGAAAACGGAATGAAAGGCGCTGAGACGCAAATCAGCATGGTCATCGGTGCACCACCTGCGCCATCCAGTGTTATCTGGACGCCTGGCCTGTTCTCTGCTGACCTGGTTCCTGTTATGCGCATTACGGCAACGACAGACACCTCGTTTGAATTCTGGTACTCCGGGCAAAATCAGATCGTCAATCCGGCAGAAATTGAAGACCAGACTCAGTTCCTCGGGCGCTCTAACCAGTGGACGCTTCATGGTCTACAGGCAGATAAAACGTATTACGTTTATGTCCGTACCAGGAATGCTTTCGGGGTATCTGAATTCGTTGAGGCGTCCGGTCAGGCGTCATCTGATATCCCGGGGATGATAGAAATCATTGATGAGCAGATCCGAGAATCAGATGCGTTTAAAAATGTTCAGGAAGGTGTCGACACTAACCTGGAAGGCATCATGTCGAATTCGCTGGCGAACCACGGAACTGTTGAACATCAGTTCCAGCAACTTGGCGAAGTTCGCGCCGACATCCTGGTTGTTAAGACCACTATTGCCGATGTCGATCAGGGGCTGGCTGATTTATCCACTTACGTTCAGGCTTCCATTGGCGACTTGAATAGTGATGTCAATTCTCTGACGTCTGCCGTTAACCAGAAGATGACCGCTGAGGTCAACAGTGATGGCACAGCTAAAGCCTCTTATACGCTGAACATGGGTATAGTGCGAAACGGTGTGAAATATAACACCGGTTTCGGCATGTCTATTGAGCCATCCGGCAGCACTTATAAATCGACGGTGGTTTTTGCTGCGGATCAGTTCGGTATTTATTCCGGGAGCGATCCTGGTAATTATCAGGCGGCATTCTTTACATCCAACGGTCAGGTGTTCATCAACAATGCATTCATCGATTATGCGTCCATAACTCTTGCAAAGGTGGGATCATGGTATTCAGCTAATTACGTAGCGGGACAGACAGGGACGATCATGAAATCAGACGGTACGTTTGAGGTGAATGGTGCAGTATCTGGACAAGGGAGGTTAAGCATTACAAATATCAGAATTGTTCAATATGACTCTCAGGGTAGGCCATTGGCAGTTATGGGGGCGCCTTTATAATGCAAATGTTTATTGAAGGTACGTCATTTGATGCCGCCAATGCGATGAGCTTCACATACGTCATAGACTTTCTGACAGTTTCTGGCACAGGAAGTAAAACCTATAACACTTCTGGGTTCGATCTCTCCGTTGTTGGAATGAATAGCACCTTAGCACCAACAAATACGCAGAGCACCATAGACGCTTCAATATCTGGAACAACCTTAACATGGGACACGGACGTTCCTTTGAGACTGGTTGTGACTGCAACAGCCAGGCAGGGAGCAAATAGTGGTTATTCAGGATTTGCTTTATATACTTATCAAAATAACCAGAGGACGATTAAGTTAGCACCAGACTTTACGCCCTTTGTGTTAAGCGCGGTAATAGATATTGAACCTGGAGCCAGAACCGTAGATACCGGAGTGGCGGTAGGTGATGGGGTGATTATTTTTATGCGCAATAGAAATAATCAGGGAGGCGCTTGCAGTAGATCGCATTTTACTCTGCTTGAGACCGGAACTTATAAGATGCAGTTTACGGCAGCGGCAAACAATCAATTTCCTACCCGGGCTTATGTATTTTCAAGAAAGCTTCCGCCAATACCAAAGAATGGATTCTATCTTTACAAAGACGGAGTAATGGTATGGCACAGTAATTGCCTTCCGCTGGATGCCAAATTCATTAACCAGAGCTATGTAGAATCAGATTATCCATTAGCAGTAACGACAGGAATAACAAACTTTATATACATTCCACAAGACCCAACAGTTCCTGAATATGGTTTCCAGAACTATGGATGCTCTGGTGCAGGAATAGGCACTAATGGCAAGTGGAGGACGAATAACACGGAGGTTTATCAATCATTCCTGGGTAACGTAGGAATACCATTACCCAAGGGGTGGGTTGTGGGAACAAGGGTTATGTATATAGAGTGCAGTAATTACGATAATTACTACACTTATTCGCTCGGAAGCTAACTGTCACTCAGTAAGTCCGTGTTTATCACAAATTGATGTGTCAGTGAACGACTCCTGCGGCATCCACTGCCAGGCAAAATACCCGCCAGAAAGATATTCTGTCGTTTTAAGCGGTTTTCTGATGCCAAACACTGGAATAGAAACCCTGTTCTTCATGATGACTGCTTCGTTATAACATACCGGAGGGGTGTTGCTGGCGCATCCAGAAATAAAGATGGTCAGGAATATGGAAATAACCGGAAGGTAAATGATTTTCATTATTATTCCTTTTGTGTTGGATTAAATGGTCACAGTTTCATCTTATTAGCACGTTTATTTATCTGAAAATAGATTTAACAGATCAATTTGCATTAATTGATCACTTTTAACGATCAATTATATTTCAGGAGACGCTCATGTCCGCAGGAACATTAACCCTGACGAATAACTCTGCCACTGTAACTGGCAGCGGAACTGCCTTTACTACTGAGCTGGCAGCCGGTGACTTTATCGTTGTTACCGTCGGCGGGGTTCCGTACACGCTCCCAGTCAAGACAGTTAACAGCAACACCTCGCTGACGCTGGTCAGCAACTACACCGGTCCGACGCAATCCGGCGCGGCCTGGTCTGCCGTCCCGCGCGTAGCCCTGAATATGGTTACCGCCGCGCTGGTGGCTCAGAGCGCTGAAGCCCTGCGTGGGCTGAACTACGACAAGCAGAACTGGCAGCAGTTATTCAGTGTGAACGGAAATATCACCGTTACGCTGCCTGACGGTTCGCAATTTTCTGGCCCGTCATGGCCGTATATGGTCAGCACGGTAGCTACTAAAACAAGTGGTGCAGTTCCGGTTAACCAGGGCGGCACTGGTTCAACTACCCCAGCAGGCGCTCTCACAAACCTCGGCATAAAAAACGCAGCAACTCGTGACGTTGATGATCAACTTGCACCAACTGGCGGTTATTTTAATTCTGCAAAAGTTATGGTTCAGTGCCATCGCGATTATCGTTCTGTTGCCAGCTACGACGCTATAGCTCAATATCCTCTCGGCATGTCCTTCGGGATTCAGGCCGGTGGTAATGGGTGGGGCGGCGGAAGCGGTGCTGATACATATACCGGCATGCTTACACTGCGGGGATGGCATGACTCGTCCGGTGGCGGTTATGTGGCATTTCAACTTGCCTCGACATCCCAGGGTCTTAAATACAGGCAGGGTAACGGCACAATCCAGGGGAATGTAAACGTTGGATTTACAACAGCACAGACTATCTATTCAACACAGAACACGACAAAGGCAAGTGACGGCACTCTGAAAGCTGCATCGCCGGTTGCCCGCATTGTCAAATCTCAGGAAGAAAACCAGCGTAAGGATGTCGATGAAAACGGCTTCCTGTGGTGCGGTTGCGGTACAGCAAACGAAGAGGCCGAAGGCATAACCATTTCGCGCATCAGTGTCGGCGTTTACGTGCTTACCGGCGCTGTAGGTCTGGCATCAGAAGGCTGGCAGTTGCTGCCCCCGATGGACCCCGGAGGCATGGGGGAACTGGGCATTGTCGAAACAGAAGAGACAGAAAGCGGTGATATCACGATCCGCCTGTTCAGGCGTAAATACATGATGACTGATGACGGCGAGATTGTGAAAACTAAAGGTGAGTTGATCGACGTCCCGGCCAGCAGCTGGATAGACATTCGTCTTGATATGCCTGAAACCAGTATCTGGAACCAGAAAAATGCTGCGCCACAGAATCTTTCAGAAGCGCCTTATCAGGATAGTCAGCCAGACGCACAGGATTAAAAGCTGGAAGTTGCCGCACCAGAGCGTATGCAAGACCCTGATGCGTCCAGCTGGCGATCGTTCGATAGTGCGAATATAGAATGGTTGCCAACTGCTGGCTTTCCACCTGACTAATCCTCCATAAAACTAAATTTCACATCTCACCAGTCACTTACTGTTTCATTCACTCTTAGGGGCTTGATTGCTGCCACCGATGCAATAATACTGTATGTATAGACAGTGTCATTGAGGTGATTATCATGCAGTTTTTCACGCCTACAGAACCACGCCAGATAGTGTCGCTCCCAATGTTTAGTGATCTTGTGCAATGCGGGTTTCCTTCGCCAGCCGCAGATTACGTTGAGTCGCGTATAGACCTTAACGAATTGCTGGTGCGGCACCCAAGCGCGACGTATTTCGTAAAGTCCACTGGAGATTCTATGCGTGATGCTGGAATCGGCGAGGGCGATTTGTTGGTAGTCGACAGTTCACGAAAAGCAGGGCATGGAGACATTGTCATTGCAGCGGTCGATGGTGAGTTCACAGTTAAGCGCCTGTTGCTGCATCCGGTTGTCATGCTAAAGCCTGAAAACTCTGTGTATAAACCAATCATGATTGGGAGTGAAGACAATCTGGAGGTTTTCGGCGTCGTAACATACATCGTGAAGTCTGCTGGCTGAATATGTTTGCGCTCGTTGATGTGAACAGCTTTTATGCGAGCTGTGAGACTGTGTTCAGGCCAGACCTAAAAGGAAGGCCGGTAGTCGTTCTCTCTAACAACGATGGCTGTGTCATTGCGCGTTCGGCAGCAGCGAAGCCTTTTGTGAAAATGGGGGAGCCCTATTTCAAACAAAAAGAGACTTTTCGCCGTCACGGCATCGTCGCGTTCTCCAGTAACTATGAGCTTTACGCTGATATGTCGAATCGCGTAATGACAACGCTGGAAGAAATGAGTCCTCGCGTCGAAATTTACAGCATAGACGAGGCATTTTGCGATCTTACTGGCGTGCGAAATTACTGTGATCTTACTGAATTTGGCCGGGAGGTCCGCACTACAGTATTACAGCGTACACATCTCACCGTCGGTGTCGGTATTGCGCAGACAAAAACCCTCGCGAAACTGGCTAACTATGCGGCAAAGAAGTGGCAACGACAGACTGGCGGCGTTGTTGATTTATCGAACGTAGACCGGCAGCGTAAACTTTTAGCTGCGCTGCCAGTTGGAGAGGTGTGGGGTATAGGGCGACGCATCTCTAAAAAGCTGGAGGGGATGGGCATCAAAACTGCTCTTGACCTGGCTGACACAGATATCCGGTTTATCAGGAAGCATTTCAATGTTGTGCTCGAAAGAAAGGTACGCGAACTGCGTGGTGATCCGTGTCTGGAACTGGAAGAGTTTGCACCAGTAAAGCAGGAAATCGTCTGCTCACGCTCCTTCAGCGGTCGTATCACTGCTTACGAAGAGATGCGCCAGGCGATTTGCAGTTACGCCAGCCGGGCGGCGGAGAAGCTGCGCGGCGAGCATCAATATTGCCGGTTTATTTCCGCGTTCGTGAAGACGTCTCCATTTGCTCTTAATGAGCCATATTACGACAACAGCGCCTCCGTGAAGCTTCTGACCCCGACGCAGGACAGCCGGGACATTATCGGCGCGGCCACGCGATGCCTGGATGCTGTCTGGAAAGATGGACACCGTTACCAGAAGGCAGGCGTTATGCTCGGCGACTTCTTCAGCCAGGGAGTAGCGCAACTAAATCTGTTTGATGATAACGCGCCGCGCGCTGGTAGCGAGAGACTGATGGAAGTGTTAGATCATCTCAATGCGAAGGATGGAAAGGGGACGCTCTACTTCGCCGGGCAGGGCATACAACAGCAATGGCAGATGAAACGGGAGATGCTCTCACCTCGATATACAACGAGGTTCACTGACTTGCTGCGAGTTAAATAATCCCTGTTATATGCGGTGTATGAAAGTGTAAGGCGGGAGAGTTTGATGATTGTCCGGCGATGTGATGGGGCATGGGTGGGACAAAAAATTAGCGCAAAACAACTCAAAACCTCGGAAGGTGGTGATTCGTCTTGCGCTAATGCTTTGCTTTATGTCGGCTTTCAGCTCACTTCGACGCACAATGATTTAATAGTGCCGCCTATCTTAAACAAACCTTCATGGGCTGATTAACTTAATGAGCTTAAAGGATTTTATGCCTACTCATTTTGAGCATGGGGCATCAGTGGGGCATTACTTCCAAAATTAGCGTTCAATATTGCCAGTTGGTTGTCATTGTTGTCGGACATCCATTTCCCGTAAACGCTGTAAACCATCTGTGCTGACGTATGCCCCATTTGAGCTGCAATGAAGTTGGGGTTAGCTCCGGCGCTTAATGCCCAGCAAGCGTATGTGTGTCGAGACTCATATGACTTGCGATGTGGTATACCGCTCCTTTTAAGTATGTTATTCCACGTCCCTGAGAATGATCCTGGTGAATACCATTCACCTCCTTTACCGTTCCTTGCCGTTAACCTGGGAACAAAAACGAATGTACATTCATCTCGGCGAGTTCTGCCAAACTCTCTGAGGTGAACGTCTATCTGATGTTGCTTACCCATTCTGGTGTATGCCAGCTGGCTTTTTAGAGCCTCGATAGCAGGAGTAGTAAGGTTAATTGTCCGGTTCCCGCTTTCTGTCTTTGGAGGCGTGAAGTGATCGGAAATGGCAAGGTTCCTGCTAATCCGAATCGTCCAGTTCTTAGTGTCGATGTCCTCCCATGCCAGTGCGCATATCTCACCATGTCGCATGCCTGTGTTAAACGCAAGCTTCCACAGGTTACGTATCTGTTCGCATGGGCATCTTTCAAGAAAGCGATGGTACTCATCATGGGTAAGTGGTGACGGATCCGACTTCGATTTCTTTAGCGGGGTAATTGCAGCAAATGGAGATTTGCTTATGTACCCATTCAACACCGCAAAATCAAACATCCCCTTCATGCAGGTAACATAGACGTTAACCGTCCTGACAGTCCTTCCTTTCTTCGCCGACCTGTTCTTCTGGTGCGCTCCGCATATCTGGTAGCCGGTCAGCAACTCTTTCCTTACGTTAAGCACATCCTCATGAGTTATGGAATCAACCATTCTATTTCCGCCGAGAATATCGGTTCCAATCGTGATATACGATACATATCGAAGATGTGCGTTAAGGGTTAAATCCATCCTCTTAAGTTCCAGCCATTTGGATGCCAGTTCAGCAACAGTTATCCCCGGCGGCGCGATATTGAACTTCTTCAGATTGGGTGACTGTGGGAACTGTCTGGCGTAATCGAATGCACCAGTTTTTATAGCAAAACAAACAGAGGCGCGAAGCTCTCCAGCAATGCGCCTGTTCTTTGCAGTATCAACAACGCCAAGGCTTTCCCTTACCCTTTTCCCGTTATATATGAACCATATGCGCAAAGTGCCGCCGTGGTTCTCCACACCTGTTGGATAACCAGACATAAAATCTCCTGCGTTAGTTTAATGGGAAGGGTATTTAAGCAGATTTCTGGCGCGGGATCGCCGGTCGTTGACGCTCAACCCAGTTATCGACTTCGTGTCGGTTATAGAGGATAGGTGAGTTCTCCTTTGGCTGACAGTCACCAGAGTAGTGACGATACTCTCGACCCTCCATCCATGAATTTGTACGCGCAGATTTGATCGCGTTCTTCGTCAGGCCAGTGATAGCCATCAGAACTTCTTCGGATACCCACTTGTTGGGCGTCAGTTGGATAATGTCGCTCATGGTTTACTCCAGGCAAAAAGAAGCCCGGCGAACCGGGCAAAATGGGGGATAACGTTGCAGTGCTTTCGCACCCAATAGCCAGCTCATAACTGGCTATCAGTTGCGTCATTACTTGATGTGAAGGCGAGGCTCACCGTCCTTCGGCTCAGGCCACTGGCGCGCCATGTTCACCTTCAGCTTTTCTTCCATCGCTGCTGTGATTTCACCGTCACTGATACCGGCGCGTCGCTGCGCATCCCACAACAGGAATTGCATGTCGGCCCATTCGGACAGGTCGCCAACATCATCCGCGGCTTCAAGTGCTTCTTTGGACAGGTGCTTGAGTGGACCGATTGGACCGACATTGCCGAAAGTTTTCTCCGACCATTCAGCGTGGCGCTGGCGTATCAGATTGCGTAACTGAAGCGATGAACCAGTTTCGTATTGCTGCATGCTCTCTCCTATGCACGCATAGCGCGCAGATGTTTAATGTGCTCAGCCGTTTCAAGTTCGGCGCGTATCTTCCTCGCCTCGTGATAGTCGAGGTATTCGAAATCAGTGTTAAATCGGTCGATTGAAGCTGTGTTGATCCGGCCCTGTCGCCAGTAGCGGACTATCTGTGATGTGCAGCTGTGGATGATGACGGGCCAACCGTGCTGGTCAGCGTAAATCTGACCTCTTTGAATTAACTGGAACATTGGCTGACTCCTGCAAAAGGAGGTAGACGATTGCCACGGCGCGAAGTGGATTACGATGAGTGGCGGTGACACCTAATTCGTGTGATGCCATCCACACAGTCTTTCCTGATGGAACGAGCCTGATCCGATGTTTCTTCATTACCGGAAAAAGATCTTCCGCTTTGTGCAAAGGGAAGAAGCCAGTGGTTGCTTTGGTCCCACACCAATCCCAGCTAAGCTGGGCACCTCCTGAGTGATGAGGGCTTATTTCTGCTTCATATTTCGGCTTTAGAAGCTTTGCGAGAAGCACACTTATTTGACCATCGCTGAGTTTGGTGTAATCCATCACAGTCCCCTCTGCTTATTCTTCAACTCAAATGACGCCCTGGCACTCAGCGCACGTCTGGCAGCCGGGAACGGCAGCGCGACGCTGAAGCTCTTCAATCTCTGCTGCGGTATCGATGATGTCCATGGCTATTCCTTACATGCTGATTCGAATTTGGCTTCTGGTACCGTGTCACCAATCCACCCGCCGCAACCACGGCACCTGAAAGTTGTCACTCCGTCCTGGCTGTAGAAGATTCGCTCACCATCATTAACGATTGACCAAGGCACAACGTTTTCATCTGGATAGAACGGGCGCTTACCGTCTTTGCGTGATGCGCGTTCGCAATTGAGCTCAATACTTATTGGCTCACCGCATTGGCATTTCGCCTGGATAATTTCTGCCATAGTCAATGCTCCCGGAACTGTCGGTTAATTCGGTTGAATGTGAACGCCAGCATTAAAAAGGGAGCCTTAAGCTCCTGGGTGATTAGTGCCTTCATGCTGCACCGCCTTCATTCTTCTCGGCTTCGACCGCCATATTTTCAAGCCGTCGTGATAGCTCAGCGGCCAGCGTCTGGAATTCTTCCTCTGTCGCCACCGGGATCGGCACAAAGCGAATGCCGATGTGCGCCAGGTGGTTGGCGATTTCGATGCTTTTTCTCAAATCAACTGGCGAGGCTCTGTTCATGAGACACGCTCCAGTTCTGCGATCCCATCGCGCACTGCATCAATGATGCGCTCGAGGTACTGATAATGATGGTTCGGCACGGAAGGCCATTTTGCGTACCATGGATCATCGCCTAGCAGGTTAAGCAGCTTGTCGCCGACGAGATAATTGCAGCAGCTCCCCTTCACATCTTCAGCATCTTCAGCCTCATCCCACATTGATCGGGCTTCATTACCGTCAATTTCCTGCTCACGACGCAGCCGGATAATCTCACCCTTAACGAAAGCAAGGTTGGCATCATTGTCATCATCTATTGTGCTTTGCAGCTGCGGATCGAAATAGCCGATAAGGTACTCATTACTGACGCGCTTAATGAAGTCCTGAACAGTGTCACCGCCCATTGCAAACCAGGCACCGGTCCAGGCCTTACCGAAGCAGGTGATGGTGATGCGCCCCATACCGGGCTCATAGTTTTCAATCATCACCCTTACCGGGTCGAGGCGTTTAACATCTGAAATGGTAAACGCCAGAACATCGCTTTTTTCAACCTTCACGATTCAACTCCGAAGCGGCGATTAAGCCGACCTGTGTATACGACGAACTCCAGAAGGCTAACTCCCAGAGCTTCAATTTTCTTGTGATGCTTGTTGATGATGGGAGGCACCGTTTCGTTCCAGTTAGGCTTTGGCTTCTTGCGCATGGCCTGCTGGATTTCTTCGGTGCAGCGGCGGCAGGCGGCGCGGATGGCGTTTTCATTTGCTGGTGTCATGCGGCCTCCCGGCGGGCGAGAAGTTTCGCCCCGAAAGCCATCAGCTCGTCCCGGTCCACAGTTGCGAAGTGGCAGTGTGTACGCGGGTACGGTCGCCAGATGATGAGCATTGAGCCTTTGTTATTTCCCGATACTGGCTTACCGGTGACCGGGTTGATAAATGCAAGCCGCCCGGCGGTGATGAGACGAACCTCACTGGCGGTCTGGATTGCCTCCTTGAACCAGCCAACCGAAGTGTCTGCCGGAACCAGCATGACCGTGCCGATCTGATTGGCGCTCTCGGCGGCAGCCTTCTTCACGAACGGCATGATGTCGCTGTATGGCGGGTTCAGCCAGACGTAGCCAGGCACATTCAGGTAATCAGCCCATGGCGTTTCCAGAGTGTTCTGCTCGGCGGTGATGAACTTCCTGCACAGAGCGTTATGCGGCGCTGCGGCGGCATCCAGTTGGAAGCAAAACTCAGCATCAAGGGAAACGAAGATGGCTGGTGGAGTGCGCCAGAGGTCACGCTGGTCGAGCGGTGTTTTACTTCCGCCATAATCACCATTCAACTTCTCTGCTGGCAGCGCTGCGGCGATGCGCTCACCGATCCATCGCATTACCGGTACTGCCATGCTATTGCCGATGGCTTTATAGCGTGGCCCGTCCGGACATTCATCAGCATCCTTTCCGCGCCAGCTGATCAGAGTGTGATTATCAGGAAAGCCCTGAAGGCGCTCGCACTCAATCGGTGTGAGACGTCGAACTGCCACGCCATGCATTACCGCTGGTGCAAGATTGGTTCCGCTGCTGGCGCTGGTTAATGTCGGTGATTGCTCTTCCGCATAACCAATGCCACCCGCTTTCGCACCCTGTCCGGCCTTGAATGCATACGCAATAGCTGGCGGCTGGCCGCTGTTAGCATGGCTTTTATCGTGGTTGCCTGCGCGAATCGTTGGAGACATATCCGGCGTTGCATCAGCGCCATTATCTTTGTAGCTAAATGCAATGCAGGCGTTTTCTTGCCCGTTGTTGCGTCCAAGAGTGTGTGCTAGCTCTAGGTTGGTATCAGGATCCTGCGTACCGTGCACTGCGAAAGTCTCAGTATCAAAATCCAACCTGATCCCATGCGCGGTGCAGGCGGTTGCCACATCAATATGACCGGCAGTATTGCCACCGACAAAAGCAATCAGATGTCCAGCTTGTGCTTGGTTGTCGTCTGCGCCACACGTTCCAACGCCTCTTGCAGTAAGTGCGGCAACAGCCTTTTGCGTTTCTCGGCGCGGCGCAGAATCCCGGCGCACGCTGTCGAGCTCAAAAAGTACCGCTGCGGGATCGAATTCTTTTCGAGCACTTGCGACAACGAACACACGTCGGCGTCGTTGGGCCACTCCGAAAAATTGAGCATCAAGGACGCGCCAGGCGATAACCCTTTCTGGTCCAGACACACAACCTGCGTGCGTCCATTTTCCCCCTGCTGGCTGCAACTCACTGCTTTCTCCGGCAAGTCCTGCCAGAAAGCACCCGAAGGCATTGTCTTTGCTGCTGAGCACGCCGGGGACGTTTTCCCAGACGATAACTGCTTCTGGCTCACCGCGTTCGCGGCGCTTTGCGTCGATTGCATTGGCTAATTCCACGTAAGAAAGAGTTAACTGCCCGCGGTCATCAGACAGGCCTTCACGCAAGCCTGCGATGCTGAAGGCCTGGCAAGGCGTACCACCGACCAGAACATCTGGCGCTTCGACATCACCAGTGCGCACCGCATCGGCGATTTTGGTCATGTCGCCGAGGTTGGTTACTTCCGGCCAGTGATGGGCGAGGACTGCGGATGGGAATGGTTCGATTTCGGAGAACCAGGCAGGTTTCCAGCCGAGAGGTTCCCACGCTTTACTGGCAGCTTCGATGCCGCTGCACACGCTTCCGTATTTCATGATGCACGCTCCGGATCGTTAACATCCCAGCCATTACGCTCAATATTGGTTTGCAGCCGCTTATCTCCGACCTCTTCGATACTCCGACCGGTAATCTCTGCTACTTCTGCGTTTGTGTGGCGCCACAGGTATGCAATTTCTTCTGCTGTCCATTCAGGCATGACTTTTCCTCCTGACGCTCTGGTCAGAGACTGTAACTTGCTGCGTATGGAGTAAATTGAGCGCCCGGTTGCCGCGGCGACTTCTTCAGGTGTGAAACGGCTGAGAAGAAATAACTCGGCTTTAGTCCAGCGTCTGCCCGTCATTCGAGATGGAAGAGTTGCGCCGATACGCGATGCCTGAGTTGTTATGGCGCGTTCCGTGCGCTCAAGCTTTTCAGCAATTACCGATATCGGCATTGTTCCGCCAACTTCATGTAGAAAGAGATTTTCCCACGGCTGCCAAAGTTCGCTCATTGGTTCTCCTTAAGACGATACACGCAGCCGCCGATCGTTCCGTTTCCCCATTCCTCAGCGATCAGGTGTTGTTGTATTTTTTTCAGGGCCGGGCCTGAGATGAATGTTTGTTGCATCACTAAGTTGGGGGCCCATCCCTCGTAATATGGCTCGTGGTAATTGAGGGTGATTCCTTCTGAATGGCTTAGTGCGCCTGCTGAAGTTTTCCATCTGTGGAACGCAGTGATATTGTTCCGCGCGTCCTTGCGCAGAATGCTGAGGATAGTTTCAGGAGTCATATCGATAACGGCGATGCCGCCCGCTGTTAGATAGGAGAGGCGGTTATGCCGCCTGTTTAAGTTCTTTGAGTCGAATGCCTGTCACTTCTTTGCACTTCGCCTGGTGATCAGCGCAACCGTTCAGGCGTGACCACGTTGTTGCGTACTGCTCATGCAGCTTTTTGCTGTCTGTTTCTGTGCTGGCGTACTGCGTGAATTCGGCGAGGATTTGATCTGCATCTGCTGGTTTTACGTGGTGAACCTCGGCATCAGCATCAATAGCGGTTTCTTCTGTCGGAATGCAGAACGCCTGGAATGCTGCATATTTGTAGGCGATCGACATGGCTTTGTTAGTCGCCTTATCACCGCTGTCCATCGCTTCGCCATAAGTGGTTACGGTGTGGATACTTCCATCTTCCGTGCTGACGAAGTCGAACTCAGCCTTAACGACGACGTAGAACAATACACCGCCTTTTTGCGTTGTTCGCTCTGTCACTGTCCTTTCAGTTATACGAGGCAGGATAAGCAGGCCGTGATTAACAAGGGCAGGGGCTAGTGCGTTGTATACCTGGTCGATTCCACGAAAGTTAAATCCCTGCTGCTGGTTGCGGCGATCTTTACTTATGCCAGTGGTTGCCATTTCTTTGGCTACTGCACTGATTGCTGAATAAACTTTTTTCTGTTCCATGTTTCACCTCAGAACGGCAGGTTTTCGCTGAGAAAGTCACATTGATTGATGCGTTCATCACGAGCCATGCGCAGACAATGGCGCTTCATGCTTTTGTTGGCGGCCTTACGCCAGTACAGAGCTTCAATAACGTGATACTTGCGTTTTATCCGGCTTAGCTCCGGTGTTTTTGCTAAATCAACGGGGATCATCTTTCACCTCAGTAATGAATTTTCGCGCAGGGGATCAGGTCATCTTTCAGGGCGGTAAGCACTTCGATAGCCTGTTCGCGGGTTAAACTGGTGTGGCTGGTTAGCGCGTTAACGATGTTGGTGCCGACAGTCTTGCGGTGCTTCACGTCAGCTTCACGCTTTGCCTGCTCGTCAGCTTTGCGCTTCTCCTCGGCCAGGCGAGCATCTTCAGCCTGTTTTGCTTTCAGGCGCTCAGCCTCCACCGCCGCAGCCTTTTCTCGTTCCGCCCGCGCTTCTGCTTCCTGCTTCTCGCGTGCCGCACGCTGTTCCGCTTCGACGCGCTGGCGTTCAGCCAACTCTGCACGTGCTTTCTCTTCAGCTTCGCGGCGCGCTGCGGCTTCAAGTTCAGCCTTCGCCTTTTGCTCTGCATCACGACGAGCCTGTTCGGCCGCTTCCCGGCGAATATTTTCCTCGCGCTCCATTCGAGCTTTTTCTTCCGCCTCCTTACGAAGGCGCTCAAGCTCTGCTGCTTCATGCTCACGCTGCTTTGAGACGATCAGGGCAGCTTCAAGTTGTTGGATGGTGGAATCTTTAGCCACGCCAGCCTCAGCTGCCACTTCCTCCCAACTGCTATCAAGTGCAACTGCTTTTGCTGACTCAATGCGCTGCTGAATTTCAACTGAAGGGAGGTAGTTACCTATGCCATCAATCACATCAGCCAGGGATCGCAAATCAGCGAGTCGATGCTGCAATGCTTCTTTTCTTGCCGACTCGGCGTTTTCCCATTCAGTTAGTGGTTTGCGCACTTCATCCTTCAGTGCGTCCAGTCGCTCACGAACAATGCGGCGGCTTTCGTCGATCTGCTTCGGCAGGGCTTTAAGCTCGGCAACCAGATCTTTGCCGGCGTTGTCGATATAGGTTTTGGAACGGGCAACCTTATGCGCCATGGATGCGATGGCATCGCGACCTTTCTTCGTGGTCAGGTCTGGCACCAGGCTGCGGGCCTCTGTCTCGATTTTCTCGAGAAGCGGGTCGAGCTGTTCTTTGCTTGTAAAGACTGCCATCGCGTTCGACTTCTCAATGACGACTAAATCCGTTACTTCGCTCATGGTTTCTCCTGAAATTTGGATGTGCAGATGCCGCCCGCTTTTAGCCAGGCCGATCGGTTGAATAGGGTGGTTAGTGCTGGATAGGGTTACCGTGACCGTCCAGAAGGACGTCAATCACGCAGTCACTGAGGCGGATGATTTCTGCATCGGTGTGCAGATACACCCATTTGCGCTCCTGAATGACTGCTGAGACGCGATAGGTTCGGCCTTCATGCATTGCCATCATGCCGGGAGTGACACACTGGCGAATGAGCGGGGTAGTGCCGTAGTGATTGACCATCACTCAATCTCCCTGAACGAAACACCTTCTATGCCTGGTAAAAACCAGATGGTCTCGAACTCATCTGTTTCTCGGTCATATTCCTGCCGAGAATCAGCGCTCCATTCGAAATCATCATCTTTCAGAGCCAAAAAACCGCCAGCGACTAATTCGCCCGCATAACGATGGCCGACAGTCCAGTCGCCATTAGTCTCAATGCATTCGACGATTACGCTCATACCTTCACCTCAACCTGTTCCAGGAGGCCAGCAAGCTTCATCTGCCAGCGGTTCATCGTGATTTTATCGCGCGGTTTATCGACAGAGGTCAGTTGCCAGTGATGACCGTCGGCCATTCTGGAAACGGTGTACTGCTTGCCGTTGTGGGTGACTGTCATGATGCCTCCCGGGCGCGGAGCATTGCGTCGGCAATGCTGTATGCATCGCTTGCTAAATCACTAAACGCTCCATAGTTGCATTCGCTGCTGATGATTCCCTGCATAGCCTTGGCCGCGAAGTAGTCGCGTAGCGTCATGCCGCCAGAGCTGACTTCGAAACCATGTAAGTGACCAACTTCGTCGCGCTCCACGATAGAATCACACGGAAAAGCGCGCCCTCCAGTTTTGTTGCTCATAAATCCTCTTGGCCTTATCGCGGCGAACGGAACGGTTAATACAAGACTTCAACGCATTTATTCAGTGTTTCAATGGGCGGTGGATGGCCGCCGGTTGTCATAAATGGGCAGACTCGAAAATCTGCCTATGTATGGCCGATAAAAAACCCGCCGGAGCGGGTTAATCTGTGTAGGCAATGTATTTAAATTTTCCATTCCCGAAATGTTCGAATCTACCGCCAAAGGTTCCCTTCACCTCTTTCTCTACCTCTTGCCAAGTCATGTGCTCTGGATAGACGCCTTCCTTTATCATTGAGCAACCGCTGTGCATTTTTGACACCCAGTCAACTTTGGTCGGATCGAGAACCCTTCGTTTTGTTTCAATCAATGCAAGCGGGCCGCCTACGCTGATAGCTGAAATGTCACGAACGCAAAGGGGGTCATCAGCTGCGCGCCAACCACACTCTGGGCACCACATATCTGCATCAGTGTGATAGTGGCAAGGTGCCGAAAGATGACAACTGCAGTCCTCTGGCTCTTCCAGCTCGATTACTCCCGAGCAACCATCCCTATCGCAAGGTTCGCCCTCGCTATAACCTAACTTACCCATACCCTTACCCTCTGTCGTTACCCGCTGATGCGGGATTAATCTTCGAAATATTCACTAACTGTGTAAGCAATCAGCGCCACCATCGACAGGACAGCCATGATGAGCAGTGCTTTGCATATAAGCAGTCCTGTAAACATGGTTGCCTCCTGATGATGAGCAGCTTTGTTGCGAAGGGGTAATCACCTCGCCGTTAACTGTTTGCTTTTACGATGCCCGGCAGCGCTTGATATTTCAGGCAACAAAAAACCCGCACTTGGCGGGTTTCTTACCATTTCTTGTCTGGCCTTCGTTGATGGGCATGGTTGACCACCCGATGCATGGCATCTTCATAAGGTCTTTCTTTTTCTGTCCTATTGAATTCGTTTTCATAGAGCACCGTTGCACGCTCTAAACACAATCGATATTCAGTTATCGATATGGCGGCTGTATTCGCAATATCACTCAATGGAGTAGCCATGAGTATTGATGGCGGAATTACGGGCTTTTTCGCAATATGAGATTGCAATTTATTAGGTTTTGGAGGTCCAATGGACGCTGCGGAAGCTTTAAACTCTTCCTGAAGGTGCTTTCTCCTTAGCTTGCGCCTTCCTTGAGAAGTTCGAGGGCCATTTGATCTGCCGTACTTAATATCAACCATATCTCACCGAGTAACGTTTCTATATAACAGTATCATATATTTAACTTACCGTTAGCCCCTCGTAAAGAGCCACTGGTAAGCCTGCATCCGACATTGTCCGCCGCTTGCCCGTCGTGCCATTTGATGAACCTACCCCCATGAGGGCTGGGAATCGCCGGGGAACTGAGTTATGCGAATATCTTCGCTCAACCTCGGATGCAATTTCTGATTTGTTAAAAAGCAGGCGACTTGCTGTCCGCCGCTGGCTAACTTCGCTCAGCTGTCGATGTTTCGTTTCGATGGGGTAATTAAACATCATGTGGATTTATTAGTCAACACCATGTGGATTTTATTTGTGTATTTATCTTTTTGTTGTTGATTTTCATGTTGATTTATTTTTGTAAAAGATGCGTGATATGCTCACAAAAACATCAATTGCCGAGGGTTTAGTGATGGATTACGAAGAACTGGCGCAGCTGCGCTATCAGGAAATGTGCCGGATTGTGGGTGATGTTGTGTTTGCGATGGTGGCTGAAGGGCATGAAACCAAAAGAGTTGCTATAGCTGACGTGATACGAACGGAGATATCGAAAGGGCTTGATAAGTGGGATGCTGACCAGATTCAGGTAATGGAGCTGGCAGTGAAGTTACTGGAAGAGTAAGGCAGTAAAAACCCGGCTGGCGGGCCGGGGTGGGAATGAGAGAGGTTATAGCTCTGGTTTCATCCTGCCAAGGACCTTTTCAATCCCGGCTTCATATTCTTCTTTATTGTCGCTCATTGCCGCAACGCCAAGCAGTTTGCCGATGTGCTGTCGTAAAGCTTTCACGCCAATTTCTGAAAGAAAAAGGTGTAATTTATCTGACTGCTTGCCATTTTCATCACGGCTGGCACGGATTTGTTCAAGAATTTTCCCTTTACTCTTAGCCAGGGGGGCATAGATTTGCATATTCGTCAGCTGACCGAAGCGAATAGGTCTTCCTTTTTCTGGGCGATTTAACCCATACAGACGATACCACTCTTCATACAGTTCATCCGGGAATTCTTTTTCGTACTGGCGGGCCTCTTCACGCACAAAAGCTTTGAAGGCATTTATTACTTCTTGTACTTCGGGTCTATATCCAGCTACTGCATAGGCAAGGCCACGGATACCAGCTTTTGCAGAGGCGCTTACAATGATTTGCGCCTGTTTGGCTATTGTCTCCTGATTTGGCATTAACTTTTTATCTTCTTTCGCCTTGAGAATAGCCCTGCAAATATCAATCAATATGGTCACATCATAACCATGAACAACTGAAGCTGGCTGGCCCGAGGAATTCCATTGAAAAATAATAGGATTTTCTGATTTTTTGCTTAGTTCAGGCCCGAGGTAATGGGAGATTGTTTTCCTGAAAGAAAACGAGTTAACTTGGTGCCTCCTTCCGACATGCCTAACGCCTCGGCCATGCCACGCTTACTGATCACTGGGGTCTTATTCTCGTCATCAAGTACATAGCACTCAACATCAATACCAAATGCTTCCTGAAAATTACCTTTATGAGTAGCTTTGAGAGGTTTGTCCTTCCACCGTGCAGCTGCTCCCTTTTTCGCAATCTCTGAACGTTGCTCTTTTGTTAATGATTTTGCTCTGGCAACCCCGCCCTTTGCTTTCCCCTTTGGCTCTTTCTTATCGTCTGACATATGCAAGCACCTTTATGTGAAATGTGCTTGCATTAAATCACTGCTTTACGCTCTGCTGGGGATTCAGGCATCAGTCTTCATCCTTATCCGGTTCTTCCAGTGCGTCACGGAACGCCACCGCAACGACCTTGCCGCCGAACGCCTCCATGTGAGCATGAACAGGAGGTTCTTTACCATCCTCAAACTCAATGACGAAAGTTAGCTTAGACATTCTTCACCTCCTGCTGCGGTGCTGCTGGATATGCGCTACCAATCTGTCCTGGCTCGTTACTTCCGCTACAAGTATTCCTGTGGTCATTTGCTCGCGGACATCTCTTGTTGCCACAGTCAGGACATACGACAAATCGCATGTCATTCATCGTTACTGGTCGGCAAGTTAGGCACCAACATTCGGAAGTCAACTTGTAACGCTGGCTTACAGGTTTATCGTTCTTGGCATCAAGCAGAGCGTAAAAAACTTTATTACGCAATTCGTTGAACTCGTCAGAGCGAATATCTTCAGCGCGGTACGGCGGCGCCATTAAGCTATAAACTATCGACAACTCACGTTCAGATAACTGGATAGTTTTCACGATTTACCTCCGTTGAGCATGGCGGCGCGGCACATTGAATCCCATATATCAACAGAATACTGCCAGTCAGCGCCCCTCTCATCCTCTGAGGCCAGAAGCATTTCTTTGGTCGGCTTCAATGGAACCAATGCATAGCCATCCGGAGTTGTCGGTGCCAAGAAATACTCGCGTAAAGTTTTACGGATGCGCTCTCTGTCATGGTACAGGTGCCATTCGCAGTGATGTTTCTCCTCGTCCAGCCCATCAGAACTTAGAGGAACCACAATGCGATCAATTAATTCATCGGTGATTACCGGCACTGGCGGGGCGGTGTATAACGGGATGCAATCACCTAATCCAGTATCGTTAATCCATACCCTTCCAGATTGACGGCATTCATCCCGCATATCCTTAAGCATGTTGATGCCAATGTACGCCACCGGCTCCGCCTTCCTCCCTTCCAGCAATTCATCAATCGCTTTCACAGCATCAGCGATGATGTAGGCCATACTTCCGCCATTTGAGTATTGAAGATTACGCTGTAACACGTCGCGAACGTGGCCCAGCCGCTCGGTTGTAAGCGGGCCGTTGGCCGGATGGTTAGCGCCGAGGCCTGTTAGTTTGTTATCCATCACCTTGTCCTCTGCCATCTGTGCCGCGTGAGCCTCGGCGCAGTTATTAAAACCTGAACCGCCGTTGATTTGCGGTACGCAATCAGCACAAATCCCGCATTGTTTGTTATTGGTAATAGTGGTCATGGGTTAGTCCTCAACCTTTCCGGTATCACGCCAATGCGTCAGGATGGCTATTAATTTTCTTGCCTGAACCCAATCTATTTCTATTGGTTCAATACATTTTGAGTTATCAATAAATATTGTCTTTGTGTTATCTGACTGAACATCAAGATAATCACCGTTTTTTGTACGTTCGATTCTCATATCACTCTCCTTTAGGGCTGCTGGTGACAACTTTGATATCTGCTGCATGAATCTCGTGAATTGCATTGTCGTTACCAGAACACCACCCCTCGGCATAATCACGGCTGAATCCACTCATGTGCATCACTTCGCCAATGCTGCGCTTTGGAAGATTCACTTCCCGCGCCTCCAGCTCAGCAATCCGCTTCTCTGCGGCTTCCAGCTCATCCAGCAGCGCCAGCACATCCGGGTCGCTAACATCGACGACGGTGACGCGGGACTGTTCGTAATGGTCATCAGCCAGGCTTCGGCCTTCGGCATAGTGGCATCCGGTTTCATCGTAAATCGCACCTGAGCAGCCGTAAGTTACGCGACTGCCAGACATCCGCTGTATTGTCATTTTGGCGCCGCAGATATCGCATTTTGGTGTCGGTTTTGCGGAGTAGCGCTTACGCAGAGCCTGTTTGTCGATGGTGCTCATTGGGCGGCTCCTTCCGTGAACTTTTCCAGAATTGCTATCAACTGTTTTGCCTGCTCAACGTCAACGATTAAGCTCTGCTCGCCATGCTCAATTACCAGATCGCCGTCGTGGTCTACATAGGCTGTTTTTTCATTGAACTCGTTTGTGCTGGTGATAACGTAATTTTGGTTGCTCATTGGGCGGCCTCCCTTTCTTGGATTCCGAAGTGGTTGTAATTGGTTCCAATCGACTCACGAAGGTAAGCAACAACTTTCTTTGCATCCTCCTCAGTTGGGCATGAGCCAGCAGCAATCGGAATGCCGCCGTCGCTACCGCCTTGGAAGCCGATGCCGCCAAGTGGATTTTCATCATTAGGCAGGCTTGTCAGCCACATTTTCTTCCCATGCTCTATACGGAAAATCAGGAATTCACTGCTCATGACTGCACTCCTTTGCGAATTTGGGCGGCAATGTCCGCACCTGTGTATACGGCTCCGGCAATCACGCCAATTTCGTCTCCTTCGAAATTACCCTCGTCAATCAAGGATTGGAGTTTGGACGTCAACATTTCCACACCCTGCGCCCGCACTTCAGCCAGGAAAGCGGATGTGGCTGGGGTTTCTTCCTTGATGATTTCAAGCGCGCGTGGATGGCTGATGCTGCCGCGCATCTGATGAGTTTCCCATGCTTCGATGTCGTCAACCTCGTCAGGGAACTCAAATCCCGGACCAGCAATAGTTCCGTACAGCCATTCCTGAGCGGCCTTCTTGTTGCCATTATCCAGATACATAATCGCCGCTTGAATGCCAATGAGGTACTTATGAAGCACCCAGGCATTTGACAGTTCGCTGGCCGCTTTGGGCATCAAATACGCATTCTCCGCCGCCAGCGCATTGCTACGGGCAAACTGCACTTCAAGCTGCGTAGCCAGATAGTTCACCAGCGCGGCAGACTCAGCACAATGCAGCTCTTTCGCCAGCTCATGCCCTGACTTCACTAACTCAATGATTTTTGTTTCTACCGTTGATTTCATGCTGATGCCCTCCCCCAAACCATCAAAACTCGTTTCATCGCCGCGCTGTTGCGGCACTCCTGAAATATTTCGTTGGTGCAGCTGCGCGCCGTACCATCCTGCTCTTCCGGTGTCGCCAGGCGATAAGTCACCGTTCGCCAGACTTTGCTAAGCCGGATGATTACTCTCTTCTTCTCAAGCTCAAGAGCGTTTTTTGTTATGCAACTCAGAGATATTCCGTACTCTGTTGCCACATCCTTCGCAGTGAAAATACGGTGCGTTTCGAGATAACGCATGATTGCCTGTTTGCCTTTCATGACGCCCCCTTGGAACGGTATGAATCCCAGGTGAATGACAGGGTGCACCCGCCGCCGTCGCTCATGCGGTCAAGGACGCGCTCCCCGATAAATGCAGCCAGTTCTTCTTTGGTCTGGTTGCTGATCAGAATGGTCGGCTTCATTCGTTCATAGCGGGTGTTGATGATTTCGAACATGATCAGTTTCTCGGCATCACTTCCGAACTGCACGCCGACCTCGTCGATAATCAACAGGTCAGGCTTGGTGAAGTAGCGAATCACATCGTCTTCCGTGTTTTCAGCCCCCTTCGACCAAGTTGATTTGTAAGCGCGGGCAATTCTCAGCGCCGTAGTAAACACTGCTGAACTTTGGTGTTCGGTGATTGCATGCCTGGCAATTGCCAGCGCAAGGTGGTTCTTGCCTGTGCCTGGCTTGCCGCACATGACCAACCCGCCCCCCTTCTGCAAACGCTCAGGCCAACGACTGGCGTATGCCTGGCAAACCTTCAGCACACGTTTCGCGTCGTCGTTCACCGGTTCGTAGTTTTGCAGGGTGCATGATTCGAACCGGGAGGGGATATCTAAGCGATCCAGCAAGAGGCTGATATTCCGCTGTCGCGCCGCATTGTCCTGGAGAATTTTCTCTGCCTGAAGTTTTATAAGTTCATCACGGAGACAGTCAGGACAGCGGCTTGGTCGTGGCGGTATTTTTATGGACGTTCCGGTGTAAATTCTGGTTCGGCATTCAAATTTCCCATGCTTTTCGCAGGTTTCTGTACTGATTGAAATTTCAGTATCATCAATCGCAACTGGAGGCTTGTTCAGGCTGTCAATGTGCTTCTCAAGTTCAGTGATTTTTTCATCAAGAGTCATGATTAATCCCTCGCCCATGATGGAATTTCTGTGTGACCGTAGTCCTTGCCAGCGAAGTTCTCAGCTGCGCGGGACGGAGAGCGTGCAGGCTGTTTGGCCCCCTTCGGCTCAAACAAACCCTGCCAGCCGTTTGCAATGCTCTGGTTGATGATTTCTTCAGGCTGGTATCCGCTGCACTTGCAACGTTCGAGCAGGTTGATGGCCTGAGTAACCGTCTGCTGAGACTTGATCGGTTTCTTCAGGTCACGACGGTACTCAACCCATGACTTCCAGACTGAAACAGATAGCCATTCAGGAAGCTCAACACCAGCCGGATCGAACGAAGCCGGTTTGGGGGATTTAGGGGGTTTATTAATATTGTCTTTATTGTCTTTTGTATGTTTGTCTTTTGTGTTTACCTGATTTGGGTAAGAGTCGTTACCCGATTCGGGTAAACTTTTCTTACCTGATTCAGGTAATGTTACCTCTTTCAGGTAAACTTTATTTTTGTTGCCTGATTCGGGTAATTTCACCCAATCAGTGACCGTTTTGTTGATGCCAACGGTACGACCGGTTTGGGTAAATATTCCCCGTTTTACCAGGATGCTTTTGGCCGCTGAACATTTGTGCGGCAACATCCCCGTGAGGGAAGAAATTTGTTCGTTGCTAACCCAGTCAGACTTTTTGTTAAACCCGTAGGTTTTGCGCATGACAGCCATGAAGACCAGCAACTGATGCTGAGACAATCCAGCCAGCATGACAGCCTCCAGTAATTCATTAGCGATGCGCGTATAGCCATCTTCAAGATCTGCCACGCGCGGCTCCTTAAGTGCCACGTCAGGCACAGGGAAATTGATTACTTCGGCAGTATTTGCCATAATTACTCCTGTGAATTGATCCAGTTAATTCCACTCAGAATTGCATGGTGATTTGATCTGAACGCTCGGTTGCCGCCGGGCGTTTTTTCTTTGTAAGCAGACCAGCAACTTCCCGCGCCAGCCTCGCCATGTCGTCGTCAACGACGCCCCACTCCAGTACCGCCAGAAGCATTGCCACTTTCGGCAGCATGTTCTCTTTCCACTTACTGATGTTGGACTTATCCATGCCCATAGCTTTTGCCACTGTGGTAGTTCCACGGATGGCGATCTGATTAAGCAGCCACGACTCAATTCGTCGCGCCTGCACTTTGTTGCGTGTGGTTGAATTTTCCATTTGTGATAATTCCGTTGTTAAAAAGATTTATTGGCTGATTTCTCAGCCAGTTAAATTGGGTTCCAGATTGTTAAAGAGCGTTTTGGGCATTAAAAAAGCCCTGGATACAAAACTTCCCTAGACAAGCCAGTTGCTTCTACGTACTTGCGGACTTTCGATGCCGACACCGGAAGATTGCCGCCACGCTTTTTGAGCATGTTGATGGCCTGTGGAGAAACTCCGACTTTTTCAGCCAGAACCTTCTGAGAACCACCAACGGCCTTAATAGCCTTATCAAGGGGAGTATCCGTTCTGTCGGTCATGTTGATCATGTGGTACTCCATTCATGTTTAATCAACACCATGTTAATTCATGATGTGGATTAAATCAACATTATGATGATGGAAAAAATCCACATGATGTTTACCATTCAGTAAGCGGAGGGTTTTATGAATAGCGTTTCAGAGAGAATCAGGCACTTACTTGCCATTGAAGGACTAAAACAAAAAGACCTTGCAAAGGCGCTTTCTACAAGCCCTCAAACGGTTAATAACTGGTTAAAAAGAGACTCTGTTAGCCGTGATGCCGCCCAACAAATAGCAGAGAAGTTTGGTTACTCTCTCGACTGGCTTCTTAATGGCACTGGTTCTCCCAAGAAAAGCCAAGAAAGTAATATCCCGCCAGAGTCAGAATGGGGAACCGTCGAAGTTTGGGACAGCAATACACCTCTAAGTGACGATGAGGTTGAAGTACCGTTTTTGAAGGATATTGAGTTTGCCTGTGGCGACGGGAGAATCCATAGCGAAGATCACAACGGATTCAAGCTGCGCTTTTCAAAGGCCACACTTCGACGCATTGGTGCCAACAGTGATGGGTCTGGCGTTCTGTGCTTCCCTGCAACCGGAGACAGCATGGAGCCGGTTATTCCTGACGGGACTACGGTTGCGGTAGATACGAATAACAAGCGCGTTGTTGACGGTAAGCTCTATGCCATTGGTCAGGCAGATGGCGGCAACAGCCAGCTAAAACGCATCAAACAGCTTTACAGGAAGCCTGGTGGCAAGCTAATCATCCGTAGCTACAACCACGACGCCTACCCGGATGAAGAAGCTGACATTGACGATGTGGAGATAATAGGCCGGCTTTTCTGGTATTCAGTTTTGCTGTAACAGTGGCCTGATGAGACGTTTGGGTGATAATGGTTATGTGAAAGAGGTCGCAGATATGCGGCCTTTTTTATTGTCGAACACAATGCAAGCATGATTGACTAATATTTTGCTTGCTTGTTTATTTATACAGTGATTTAATGCAAGCACATTTCACATAAAGGTGCTTGCATATGTCAGACGATAAGAAAGAGCCAAAGGGGAAAGCAAAGGGCGGGGTTGCCAGAGCAAAATCATTAACAAAAGAGCAACGTTCA